TTACCAATAACATTACCCGTTAAAGTAATCACATTTGCACTATTACCAACAACATTACCATAAAGTGTAATTGCATTCACATTATCCCCCGAGACATTACCATAAAGTGTAATTACATTTGCATTATTACCAACAACATTACCGTTTAGCGTAATGGCTGTTAATTCACCCGATGTGAGTGTTATGTTGTTTTGTGCTATTACGTTACCGTAAACGTGTAAATCTATGACGTTCGCCAAATCGGGTGTGATTTCGGTATCTAAAGAATTGTTTAGTGTGTAGCCGATCATTATTTCTTTTTCGTCGCCTCTAAAAGTTACAGTTGGACTCGCGTTACTGTTGGGTTGTTTCATGATAATACCAATATCTGTCGATGTTTCAGTGTTATTGTTTGCGAGACTTATAACGGCATCTCCGAAAGTTGTATTTATTGTATCAATTGTTGTTGTTGTACCTTCGACGAGGAGGTTACCTTTTATATGAGCATCTTTTTGTACGGTAATATAGTCTGTTTTCGTGTAATTCGATACGTTTACGTTCCCCGTAACTTCGACGACGTTTGACCCTAATGTATCCATAACAAGGTTCGAACCAACCAAAGCTTTTCTTGAGGTAAACGTGTTCCCCGTAACTTCGACGACGTTTGACCCTAATGTATCTATAGTAACATTAGAGCCAACTAAAGCTTTTCTCGACGTATACGTATTCCCCGTAACTTCGACGACGTTTGACCCTAACGTATCTATAGTAACATTCGAACCAACCAAAGCTTTTCTTGAGGTATACGTGTTCCCCGTAACTTCGACTACATTTGACCCTAGTGTATCTATAGTAACATTCGATCCAATTAAAGCTTTTCTCGAGGTAAACGTGTTCCCCGTAACTTCGACGACATTGGAACCTAATGTATCAATAGTCACGTTTGAACCGACTAAGGCCTTCCTAGATGTATACGTATTACCGGTCACAACTAATACGTTTGAACCTACCTCGTCTACGAACAAATTTGAACCAATATCTAACGTGTGTACAGGTAAAGCGTTTGCTATACCAACATTACTCGCCGTGATTAAAGATGTACCACTTTTATTAAATTCAACTGTTTTAGAAGCGGCTGTATTACCTTGTAAAATGATATTGTCTAGAGTCAAGTTTGATAAAAAGTAACTATCGCCGTGGTAAAATGCGGCACTGACATTACCGGTCGTACTAAACGCATTTATGGATTCAGATGGGTGTTGTAAAAACGTACTCGAGCCTAGACTTAAACCTGTTATAGTTGGATTATTGTTAGATAAACCAATATGGTCTAATGTAATCGAATCTGTATCTATTCTACCTGCGACTTGAATTTGATTAGTTACACTAGAATCTATTAAAACAGAAGGACCCACGCGTACTTCACCTCCATCAGTTACGTGAAATTGTGAACCTACATCAAGTGCGTGTGTAGGACTTGTATTATGTATACCGACATTACCAGTTGTTACAAACGCGGTCGTTGGATTTATAAATTCTAAAGTATTCGACGTAACGTTACCTCTTTGAGATACAAACTGTAAATTTGCGTTAAATAAATCAGCACTCGCCGTGTTAGAGTTGACTATTTCTTTCGTGACTGTGTTATAACTCAAAACTGTTATTTCTGGTACAGACGGATCGACTGTTCGCATAGGTGTTATGTAAACACCCCCTGCAGTTGAAGCATCTATGGCTACATTAGAGGCATTGAAAACGATCGTATTTTCAGCCTGGTCGTCCGTAGCGTGTTTACCAAACCGGATTTTGGTAGACCGCTCGATGGTAGGTATGTTTTTAACCATTTAATATAGGTGTGTATTTTAATTTGCGTAAGTGAGGCCGGCCATGCCATTTTCGATACGAAGTATATTATAGTTAACCGCGTATATGGGATCGTTAATGGTCATGGTCTCACTTATAATTTTTGCTGAATCTAATCTACTGAAATTAAGTGTTCCCGTTGGTTGAAGTGAACTTGTTGATAAGCAGAAACAGTGTAAAAAGAAATCGGGTGACGTAACAAACGTCGTGTGATAATAATTGGGTATTTCCATGAAATGAGGTTTACCAAACTTAAAATTGCATATATCGAGTCCGTTTATTTCTATTTTTATCTTGTTTGTATCGGATGTAAGTGCACCACCCGTTGTTGTATCCGAACACGCGAGATACTTTACTGGGTGGTTAAACGTGAGTTCTTGTGTGAGTTCTCTGGAAGGAATACTTTTTTGTACCTGGGTAATGATTAACTCGTGATTTCTAGAGGCAAAATTACCACGTTCTTCGTTATCTAAGTAATAGTAGTTAGAATAACAATCAAATTCATAATTACCTGCATCTGGTCCCCAGTAAATTCTAATTTCAACTTCGTGATAATGCATTGCTATTATTGGTAAAGCACACTGTGGACCTTCACAGAAGAAGAAACGTAAAGGGTAGAAGTAGGAACGTGCGCTTACACCTGGGTGTGTACCTAAGGCGCTTTTCGATATATTGTTTGCAAACGTATCTATGGCGATCTTTTCCGTAAAAACGGCGTCCTGTGTATCTATGACTTGACCACCTATGAGCAGTTCGACTTTGTCTATGAGAGTATCCCACCTTTGGATATCGAGTGCCTTTGTGTTATTGTGTATCGTGAAATACGTGTAACCTAAAAGATCACCGGACCTTGTAAACTTGACCGATGACATAGCGTTACTTTTCACAGCTCCTTGTATCGTTTGTTTTTCTATGGATTGTGAAAAGTTAGAATGCCTTTTAAATGTTGAATTAAAAAACGATATTTCCGGTTTTCCCATAATGTGTTCGTCTTGAGCACCTACGGCAATGAGTTGAACTACACCAGAAGACATTTATAATAAGAAAAGGTTAAAAAACGTCCTGAAATTATTCATAGGATAAATTTCTTTTTTTGCATACAAATCTAAAAACAAAAACTGCGTCACCACAGTCTGCAGCTGAACCGTCTTGTTTATCTAAATTGAATGTCAATCTATCGATCTTTCGAATGGGATTATAATATTGTTGAATGATTGGATACTCATTTCTAAAAAATACGGCTTTTTGAGCACCTGAAGCTGCGTGTAATTTGTGTTCACATACAATAGTACCAAAAATGCCGTTTAAGTGATTATCTGCATCACTAAGATCATTTTTACCACGTTGACTGAAGTACGTCTTGAGTTCTTCTATGCCTATGTGTATACACCTTTGAGTATCACCGGTAGTGTTAATACTCGCGGCTAACAACTGTGCCTGAACAACGTTCTCTAGTGGGGTTGGTAAATACAATGTAAAGTCAGTATCACTGGTAGTATCCAGGTTATCGAGTACAACTGTGTGGTGTTCACATTCGAAATCAGGTAATGTTGATTGACTAGTCACTAAAGCCATTTATATATACCGGAGATTTTACTTCATCTTATAATTCAATTGTCCGTTGACCATTTCCTGTCCCCCACAAACACCGCCTCGGCTATCCGAGTAGTACGATTTACCGAGGCACTCTTCCTTGGATTCGAGATCGAAAATAGAACCTTCGTTTACGGTCTCTATTTCTACTGGGCTGTAATAACTTTTCTTTGGGTTCAGTAGTTGAAGAACCCACAAGATTACGAATATGACGACTATTGCCCTGAGAGCATTTTTATTTGTGTTGTTGAGTTTCATTATTTGTTATGAACTGAGATTTTTTTATAAAGTGCGTTAAAGAAATTATAATAGTTTCAATATAAAGAGTAATGGACGGAGAGATTATTCTTAATCGTGGCGATACTAACGTTATGAAACTAGATGATAACGAACAAGCACTCATGAACGAGATAGAAATAGAAGTTCCTAGACCCCAGCCTGTTAGAAAACAGATGTCTAGACAAAAAACACAATTTGTTCCGCCACAGGCGCAGTATTTTCAGGAAGATATAGACTCTTTCGCGAACCCGAATAAACAAAACCCACCATCCGCTCCACCCCCAGAAGAACCTGTCGATTACGGTGAATACGACAATGAACCAGATATGGACTACGGGGGAGGGGGAGGAGGATACGTCATGGAAGAGGAAGAAGAAAAACCTTCACCTGGTTACAAAACTATCGACGAAGAAAAAGCGGATCTCGTAAACAAACTTGGGCGTTTGGAAAAAAAGGGGTTTACTGTGAACAAGCGTTTAAATGTTTATTCCCCTGTAGATGAACTTAGAAACGAAGTTAAGCGAATAACATATAGCATAGACGTCGATAAGTCTATAAAGTTTTCGAGACGCATGCTTATTGCGTGTACAACAGGTCTCGAGTTTTTGAACAAAAAGTATAACCCGTTCGAGATTCAACTCGACGGTTGGTCCGAGAATGTTATGGAAAACGTTGACGATTACGACGAAGTTTTCGAGGAACTTTACGTAAAGTACAGGACAAAAATGCACGTTGCACCCGAAGTTAAGCTCATTATGATGCTTGGTGGTTCGGCAATGATGTTCCACTTAACGAACAGTATGTTCAAATCAGTCATGCCTAATATGAACGACGTGATTAAACAAAACCCAGGACT